CTTGATCCATGGCATATTCCTGTTTTGGGTTCCGTTATTTTTGATATTACATATTCAGAAAGAAGTTTTATATTGTCCTCAATAACCCAAATGTTTTTCAGCTTTCTGTAATTATTTTTCGTCTGGCAATCGACGTAGTTTTGATATGAAGGATACTCATGTAAACTAACCATTTAATACCCCTTCATAGTATCCTAAAATTTCATCAGCCACACGTTGCGGCGTTATCATGCTCATGCACTTTGCCGAACTTCCTTCCATTCTGACGCATACCTTATCTTTATAGATTTCCTTCAATTCAGGTACAATCTGCCATTCAAGAAAATTCTTCCAACATCCATCCCCGGAACAACAGGCAAGAAAACCATTTGTGTGCAGATACCGCTGATTGGGGTATGCTTCCCACCGGTAAGGCTCTCTTCCACCGGCGATGATAACGCACGGCTTCCTGAATGCTGCTGATACGTGTAGGTGCATCGATACCGGTCCGAGAGATCCCTGCGATTGATAAGCGAGCCTGAAGTATTCCCGCAAACTCGTTTTGCCGATCATGTTTATTGTACCATCAAGGGGAATATGGGTGTGTCCAAGTGATGCTTCCCCGACCTGAACGAACTTCACCTTTCCCTTGAGCATATCAACGACCTTCTGGTATCGTTCATGCCCCCATGACTTCAGCGGAAAGTCATCTTTGAACCCAGCGTTCACAATCCAGTAATCACCATCAACCAACCTTTCTTTCTTTTCAGCATCAGACAAGAATATCTCCGGCCATATTTCAGACTGAATTAACCTTATTTTCAAAAGCTTTTCAATCGTCAAATGGAATGCAGAAGAAAAATGACGACCTGATTTTCCTGAATTGTGAATATCTTCGTAATCAAATTTGAAAATTGCATCAGCTTCATCGTTATTCATGTTTGAAAGATGCGGATTCAATTCCCATACCGCGCCACAAGCGGTATCCATTCTGATATCATATTCAGGATACTGTTTTTTAAGATCACGTATTGCTCCGGTAGAAACTACGATATCGCCGGGACTCTGGAAATTTTTGAAAATAATCTTCATTCCTACCTCGCGAGTGCAGGGTTAAGATATCTGTACCTGATAGCGTTATTATAATCATCTCGAAACTGCTTCAAACGATTCACCGCATAGTTGACTGTAGATTTATCTGTATTCCCATTTATGGTGAGGTTGACAGTCATGTTTCCACCGGATATTGCTCTCATTGAATCCCTGTTGCTTAATATACGCTCTCCGCCCTTCATTTGCATCAATTCTCTTCCATTCTCTCCAACCCACGCAAGGCCGGGTGCAGCGTAGTTCGTTCCGGCCGCGTATCCCTTCGCTTTGCTTATTTGAGAGTACACTATTGCCAGTATCGAAGAAATAGCGGCCGCTGCAAGAATGGCTCCCACGTAGGGTATCTTCGCAACCGATCCGCCAGCATCAATGGCCGTCTTTACTCCACCGGTTGCAGCGTTGGAAATATTTTCGGCGTTTGTTTTTGTAGATTGAGCTGACCCGATTGCGCTTTCAGTCATTTTTGCCTTGATGTATTCTGCGAGATAATCCCACAAAAAACCCATTGCCGTCTGATAGAAATTATTCAGTATCGAGAGAAGCTTTTCCTTCATAGTTCCTTCTATCGACACCATCGTCATGAAGGCACCCTTCATGCTATTCTCAATGCTTTCCTTTACATCTTCCCATATTTTTTTCATTCTTTCGGCAGAAGTTTCATGAGCTATCGCTACATCATAAGCCGCATCCTGACCTTTTCTCGATGCTTCAAGCCATGCGGAAACTGCGGTATCCTGCATCTCTTTTTCTTTTTCTGCAATCTCTGCCGTTACTTCGCTCCCCCTTATTACAAGATCGTGCCATGCCGCATTGGCATCGAATTGTTCTGTTCGTTCCTTTTGTGTTTTAATTTTATCACGTTCGTCTTTTAGCCTTGATTGTTTGGTTCCAGATTTTGGAGCAACTGGAATTATCTCTTGAAAACTTTTTGCCGCTTCTCCGGTTGCCCTTACTTTTCCGGTAAGCTCATCAAGTTTATCCATCGCCTTACCGGCCTTCTCAATCAATCCGCCCTCTATCGATATTCCAAATTCAGAAAGCCTTCCTTCAAGAATTTTTATTTCAGCATCAAGTTTCTGGTTAGGGATGAGGGTTTGCTTTACCGCCCCCGTATAGGCGTCGGTCGATTCCCTTACATCGTCAATTCGTTGTTCGTATACTGATAATAATTCCTGTAGATTAGCGATCTCTTTTGCCTTGTCCTGCAATGCTGCATTCTCTGCATACTTCTTTGTCCATCCCTGCGTCTGTTGAGCTACTACACCAAGGCCAACAAGGGCAGCGGCAACGGCAAGTATCGGATTTGTGTACAAAGCAAGACCAAGGGAAATAAATGCTATCCGTAGGCTGTTCACGGCAACGACAGCCTTTGCAAACGCAAACGAAATACCGATAAGAAAAATTGCATCCTTATAATCATACACGAACTTCGCAAGGGCAGTAATCGATTCGAGTATCTTGTCAAAATAGTAAGGAACTTTGTTCAATGCCATTGCGATATCGTCTTTATGTAGAATGATATCGTCTTTCAGCTTTTGCATTCTCTCCATTAAAGACGGAAGCATTTCATTTACTACCGCGCTGATAACATCGCCGACACTCTGTTTAAGATCAAACCAGGCGTTTGTAATCCTTCCTAAATTGGCCTGTAGTTGATGTGCGGAAGTTTCGAATGATCCACCGAGTTCAGTTTTTACCTGTGTGGCAAACCTTGGCAGAAAATCGGCGGAAAGCAGATTCCCTGAAGCAACAAGCTTATTGAACTCCTGCGTTCCCATGTTCATTGCCTTAGCGCCAATCTCCATTGCTGCAGGGAATGAATCTCCCAATTGTCTACGAAGTTCTTCCATAGACACTACGCCCTTACTTGCCATTTGCTCAAGAGCCATGAACGTAAGCTTTACGCGCTCCGGGGAAAGCTTCAACGATACGGCCGTTTCTGAAATATCTTTGAATATTCTACGGGTTTCCTCCATCGATATTCCGGCGCGGGTGGTTGCCGCTGCGAATCCTGAATATGAGGAAGCGAGGTCAACGAATTTCAAACCCATACGGTCGGCTTCGGCGCGGACGTATTTCATCTCTTCCGCCGAATCGGTGAACTTTCCAACCGCTGCCGACATTCTATTTTCCATAGCCTCAAGCTGCATATCGGCCTTTACGAAAGAAGCCATTAATCCGGTTCCGAGTGTACCGGCAACAATATTCGGAAGGTTTACAATACTGTTAAATACAGAAGTAACCTTGTTTTGAAAGCGGTCAAGTGTACCACTTACCTTGCCGAAGGCGTCCATCCCACGGCTGGTTACTTCAAGTATTACCTGTACCTTTTGGCTCATGACTCATTTCCTCGTAGACGAATCCGTCTAACAGGTCGAAAGCTTCCGCAAGTTTGACATATTGATACAGCCGCGATTTACCATCCGGCCATGCGATACGGTTCGACAAGCGCCAGTCAGTAAAGAAAGGCAGCAACCACCAAACCTCTCCGGCAAGTGCTCGCGGACACCTGTATACCGGTATGTGGTCGCTGCCTTCGCAATGCTGACACCCGCTATCAGTACCATGACAAACGAAACAAAAATTCGTTTCCCACACCATTTTTTCCGCATTAACTTCGCACCCATTATCCTTTTTTACCTCTTCGTTTTCGCCGCACTCTCTGCAACTGAATACCATCGAAAGGTTTTTGTTCAACAGTATTATTGCGGCGGCATTCAGTTTTTTTGGTCTTGTACCGTCAACCCCATAAGCTCTTCAATGTGTTCAGAAAGAATACCCATGAGTTCAACCATTGAAGTGATCTGAAAATATTCCGATGGTCGCTTTCCAGGGTCACGGTTTGGCTGACCTTCAATTTTCCAACCTGTACAAAACAGGTCTATCACTTCGGCCATGTGCCGGTCTTCGTCGGCCCCTGTGATTATTCCTTTTTCTTTTGCGAGTTCAAGCGACTTCTTTGCCGTCAATTGTTCCAAGGTAGGAATGATAACTCGTTTTGTGGCGTCATCAATAGATTCGTTTTCCTTGCCCATATTTTTGATTGTGGTTTTAGAAAGTTTTTCCGCCTCTTCCTTGAAAGTCTTTGCCTTCACATAAAGACTGTCCTGAACGTCCTGGTATTTTGCTCGATATTCTCCGGTGAGATAACGGAAATAAATTTCATCTCCGTTATCACACTTATGAGTGAGAACTTTATCTGGTGAGATTGGAATAATTGACATACTAACCTCCGCGACGGTTAATGTTTAATTATAATTAAGAACTCGAAGAGCTGGAGCTGCTTGAACTGCTACTGCTCGAAGAACTCGAACTCGATGACGATGAACTTGATGAGTTCCCCCCGGCGATTCTCAAATGAAAATCATTGCGGGTGAGAATAAGTTTCAAGTCCCAGCATCTTACTTTATTCTGATCAGACTTTTTCGCATCAGTTATCTGCGAATAAGTGGCATCGATCTTCATGTCGGAACTGTCCCAATAAATCTGGACAGCCCCGATAGTCTGCGCCTTGAGTGCTGCAATCGGATCAGTGGTTGAACGAAGGTCCATATAGACCTTTGCATTGAGTTCAATTTCCCTGTCGGTTACAACACCGGCACCAAGGCCGGATGTGGCGGTCCCGTCAAGGCATTGTTCAATCGGCTGATTTCCGCTGATATCGAAGGTAAGAAGTTTGTATGTTACTCCGTTAATAAGGATGGTTGCTCCAAGCATGGTTGGCACTGCGGACCTGATACGGCTTACCGCTGGCATTGCTGCTGTCGTAAAGGCAAAGTGGGAACCCTTACCGGGGAATTCAAGCTTTACCATCTTCCCCATTTCTCCGCTGATTTTCCAGTCGCATTTCCAGTTGTATAACTGGTGCACATTGGTCGTACCTCCCTTACCCTCATAATGCCATATCGTCGCACTCTTACCGCCAAGGCTCGACGGGGTAGCAATGTAAAATCCGTCATTCTCTGTAATAACGAAGTCGGCACATTCAAAGCAATCCAGGTAGTCTGGTTTGACTCCTGATCCGAAGGACCGCATCGGGAATATGAGTGTGGCAGAAGCTCCGTACGTACTCGGAACAGCTATCTCCTGATCGAATACCCCGGAAACAATCTTCACCTTTTCGCAGGTAATATCGGCATCGGAAGTAGAGCCTTCCATGACTTCGATAAAATTGTTTTTGTTCAGGTTAGTTCTCTTCGTTTCGTTGTCCGCCTGTAAACTCAACAGAAAACACTCAAGCGCACTTACAAATCTGTCGCTCATATTCTTCTCCTATGCTAAATCTGATAAGGATCGTCTGCATCTATTCTTCTTAATATTTGTACTAAAAACCAAGTCGCAATCGTTCCCACATCGGAACCTTGAGGACTCGGTTGATAAAACATATTATGGCCGAGGCCAGTAACTTTAGTATTCAAAGCATATCCGCCGCGAGTTCTGTCAACCATCAAAGCCCTTTGAATGTCAGCGCCGACATTCCTGTCTGTATATTGAATAGGATCGTTGCCCTTACTGTCGTCTTTTCCGTTAAAGTAAAGTATCAGAAATTCAAGAGATCCAATTTCTGTGTGTTGGTAATCTTCATCATATTCCGGAGGCAGCTTTACCAACAATGTGAATGTATCGGCGGCGGCACACGAATTAAATTCCGACCGTTTTTCCTCTACTGTTCCGAGATTGGTATTGTACCCGTTGGCAACGGAAACCGTTTGAAGAACCGATTTTATGTTGGCAGTTATCAGTGCATCAATGCAATCAGCCATTAGTGCTCCCGTTGATACGGTTTGTTATCCGGTCGATTCTCTTCTGAACCCGATTGTAAACTGAAGGTAAGCGCCGGTTCCAATCGCCGTAAAAATTATACTGCTGATTCACGGTTGCGGCTTTTATTCCGATAAACAAAAGATCACTCGAACCCCCAGTACCATTTTTCTTGAAATAATAAATTCTCTCACCTTCATGTACCCATTCGAGAAGATCGTTGTCCCTCATGAACTTCCATTGTTGGGCAACCTTTTTTGTGTTTTCAAGATTACGATAAATAGGCATTATCATATAATCTTTTAGGCGCGGGAATAGCGGCCCCCCGGTACTCAAGAAATCCATCACATCACGGAACGGTGCTCCGGTATAAGTTCCCACCCCGTACCCGGCCTTGTGTCGATACTTCGACCTTCCGCTTTCCCCGACACCCATCACAAGACGCATTCCGTCAATTTCCGTTTTACTCGGTTCATCAACCCGTCCGCCGAAGATACGAGCAACATTGCGCGGCCAATGACCGCCTCGAATATTACTCTTTCTCATTATCTTTTTTGTAAACACGCCGTCTTTTTTACTACTCCCGACAAACCCGTCGCGCTCGGTAAGCAACGATCCGAGAATACCGCTTCTGAATTTTTCAGGTGCCTTACTAAGCGCGTGAGATACTTCGGCGGCGAATCTGACCTTTCCTTTTATTGCTACGGTAGGGAACATCATACTAATGCCACCTTGTAGCTGTAAGGATCCTCGTAGAGTATTGATGTTACTCTCAACTCTTCTAGCGACCCGTTAAAGGAAATTGTCATGGTATCTTTATTCTTTGTCACTACCGGCCAATCTGTTTTCGAAACATGGACGGTACACCGGGTAAAATTGTTTTCGTGTCCGCCTTTTATTCTCGACGCCGCAAATCCGTGTCGTTCAACACAAGCATAGAAAGAAGTGCTTGCGGCACCATTGGCAGAACCGGATATTTGTTCCGCCATGATGTTGCTTGAACTGAAAAAGATCGAGTCGAACGTTGTTTGCATAAATAATGCGGGACCGAAGTCCCGCCTCCGTTTTTACGAACTACTTGACGAACTGCTCGAACTTGACGAACTACTACTCGATGAGCTACTGCTGCTCGAAGACGAAGAGGAGCTGCTTGAACTACTCGACGAAGACGAAGAGCTGCTTGACGAACTTGAACTTGAACTGCTTGAACTCGAAGAGCTGGAGCTGCTTGAACTGCTGCTGCTCGAAGAACTCGAACTTGACGACGAAGAACTGGACGAGCTTGAACTGCTGCTCGACGAACTCGAACTGCTCGACGACGAGCTTGACGACGACGAACTGCTGCTTGAGCTGGACGAAGAGCTTGACGTCGATATTCGAATATATTTACTCGAACCCGAATTCAGCTCTACCCGAACATATGCCTTATCGGTAGTTGCCCTTGCCTTTATACAAGTACCCAAACAGTAATCATCGGTTCCGTTTGCGCTCCCTTCCGGTATCGCGTTATTTCCCTCATGATTCCAATATACCTGATCCCCCGATGAGAAAGTCTGCGCCGAACTACACGGAAAATCATATACATTGATAATATCTATCGATCCTACCTCACCGTTCGCAATATCCTCTTCAAGCACCCCGGCAATTGCCGTAGTTGACGATATGTTAATCTTAACCACCTCCCCGGCTGTCTGTGCCGAACCCGTGGCATTCGTATAACGCATCGTTGCGTCTTGATCGGTCCTGCGTTCAGCAAGAAATGCTTCTCTTGCCATATTAATTTCCTTCCGTTATGACGATGCTGAACTTGAACTTGAACTTGACGAAATACGAGTGTATTCACTCGGACCGAAGTTCAATCTTACTCTTACGAAAGCCTTGTCCGTTGTTGCCCTTGCCTGCTGACAGGTGCCGAGACAGAAGTCGTCTTCACCATTAACAGAAGCGACGGGAATAGCCTTACTTCCTTCGTGATCCCAATAAACAGCGGTTCCCGCTGTCCACGTTTGGCCTGAAGCCGTAGGGAAATCGTAGATGTTTTTGATATCCAGAGTTCCGGTAGCATTGGCGGCAATCGCCTCAAGGCTCACACCGGCGATACATTTAGTTGCCGATATATTAACTTTGACAACCTCACCGGCTGTTACTGCTGCGGTCGGTGTAAACCTCATGGTGGCGTCTTGCGTTGTTATCCGCTTCGCCAGAAATGCTTCTCTCGACATATATTTTTTCCTTTTTGATCGTTATGAAAATGGGGCGGTTTCCCGCCCGTTTAATTATTGATCCGCTCCGTAATTGGCATATACCGGTCGGTAATTGACCTGACCGAAATTGACGACATGGTAAATGTCGTAAATAGTTCCGAGCGGTTCGGCAACATCGGAGTTCTTCTGGCGAAGCGTCGGAGCTTCCATGCCGGACAGAAATACCTTGTTGATCGCCGGAGCTTGTCGCGGATCGGCCATGAGATACCATCCGTTGTGAGCGTTGGTCGCAGCGTCCATCTTCGCATCGAGATAGGGCGACTGAACCGGAATGAGACCCCTGATATAATCAAGGTTCGGTACTCCTGCGGCATTACTTGTCGCTGAAGAATCAATGTCGAACGAAGAGGTAATGCGCTGCTTGATCGCCGTTTCGAGATTGGTATGGGCGATGATGTACTTCGGGGGAAGGTTCATATACTGCGTTGACGCCCTTCCGTCCGGGGCAAGAAGTTGCTGTCTCATCATTGCCTTGCGCCCCGCGGCGATTGTGGTAGTGGTCGGAGCGCCTACGCCGGTCAATCCGCGACCGATGAAGTTCCTATGCCCCGCGGTAAACATTGCGGTACTATCTTCTCCCATTGTCGGCCCTACCATATTGGTGCCGTAGAAGAATGTCCAGAATAACATCTCTTCGGTCCGGCGGCAGGATGCACCAAGCTGTGCAGGCATACCGACAAGTGCTCCGAGGCTGTCGTTGACAATCGCTTTCCAGTCAAGGATGATTGCGAGAGCGTATATTTTGAGCTGTACGCTTTCCTTCGAATCGGACATCGAAGTCATCGGGAAGCCTTCGCCGGTTTTCAATTCCTCAAGGTCTCCCAGGTTGGAAACGCTGATTGAATACTTGGGTAAGAAGTTCTGCGCGGTATCACGTCCGCAAAGAAGTTCATGCACTCCGGGAGTTTCGGCGTACCCTCTCGCCATATCCTTGCTCGCGACATCGAGAAAGACATTCGCAAGATCCCCTCCGGTAATTGCGAACGAACGCCGCATATCAACACATTTGTTGTACACGGCAATAGGTGACATCCATCCTGCACCGCGCACTCCGTTCATGTCAAGGAAGGCGCGCATACAAGAAAGGACGGTGAGTCCACCGTATGCGGTCTTTTTCACTTCGGCGCGTTCCGCATCGGTCATCGTTCCGCCTGCCGTCTGGTAAATTGCCAGAGATGCAGCCTTTCGGAAGTTGTCGAATCCATCAACGTGAACCCTTACACTTTCAATTGCAGAAGCGGGGACTGCATTCTTTTCGATCTTCTTCCGCTGAATTTCGAACAGTTTTTCCGTTGCCGTTCGTTCGTGGTCTTTATCGAAGAAGGTAAGCCCCTCCATCGCCGAGCGCCCTTCATCTTCGGTAAGACCCATCAGTTTGGCTTTATCGGCAACATTTTTCTTTCCGGTTGTTGACCGTTCGGCCATCTCAACCGCTTTTCTCGTTGCCGCTTCATCAATCTTTTCCTGCGTAATTGCAGGGTTGGCCGGGGTTTCCGTCCGAACTTCTGTTACCGGTTTCGCGACTTCATCAGGCATATCAACTCCTTGTGAATTGTTGTTTTCGTTTCGATTTATTTCATTGCCTTGCGGCTTGTTTCTCATTTTTGCGTTTTCGTCGGCACCAATCGGAGTCAACGACACTTCCTGAAGTTTCCATTTAGTTCTGTAAACAAGCGTCCTTTCACCGCTGTTTTTTATTTTCCTTCCCTTGATTTCAGCCTCACATCCCCTTTCGATATAGATTGAGCTGTCGGGATAAATACGATATCCTGCAGATACGTCGGTAAGATGTCGTTCTTTTACAAGAGTCCATGCATCTTCGGATAGGGTAGAAAAGTTTATTAATCCCCTGGCAACCCCATCCTTTTTCTGTATCTCACGGGCAGAACCGACGATATCTGAAATCTCGTATCGTGAATGGTTATCAAGCAGAGGAACCTGTCTGCTTTCCGGCATATCCATACCATCAATATCGAGAATCTCATCAACAAATTCCCACCGGGTACGATCAACAACCGTAACCGGTACTGCGGTAGCGATAATTGCCTCAACGGTCCTTTTCTCTTCGTTTATCGTCGATCCGTCAAAGCTCAACTTCGCCGAACGGGTAATCAGATCAACCGGGTAATCGTCTCGCTGTGCAGTGTTATTCTGCAGGTTTGCTTTCTTCGGCATCTTCAACTCCATCTGAATTTTTGAAATAGGCCATGAGTTCTTCCGGCGTAACATCCTTACCGGCAACAGCCTTTTTTATGTAATCGATTTCAGTAGCAACCTGATCGATATAATCACGCCAATCAATACCGCGCTTGCTGCAAATGTCGTTCAGGCTGTTCAAGCCAGCGCCCTTCATATTCACCATCGCTGCACTGTCCGCCTTCGGATCAACCCAGTCCCATGCTGGAAACTGGAAAGAAACGCGGGTATACCGGTACGGATCAGCGAGGAACCTGTCGGGTGATATCGTTACCTTCCCCTCAATCACGCACTGATATACAAACTGATTCCACATCCATTGACAGACTTGGAAGTCCATAAAGGTTCGATGAACCTTGTACCCTGCCCGGTCTTCGTTAAGATTGGTGCGGGACGCGGCAAAATTAACTCCGTCCATGTCGCGGGATACTGCCATGTAAGATGTACCAACACCACAACAGGCATCGAGAAGAACCCGGTTCAAAAGCGGTTTTAGAGCGGTATTAAGGTCGCCGTCGGCTTGGATAACCTTCGGCTCGTTCTTACTCTTTATCCACGTCCCCGGTTCCCATAGTGCCTCACCATCACTGTTTTTTGTAACGTTGTTGAAAAACACATCCCCGGAAGGATCAGACCACAAAGCGATGTCCGCAAGAATTCGCAATTTAGTCATGTAATCCTCTTTGATCTCCCGATAATCAAAAAGATCGGGAAGGGAGGCATGAAGCCACGGAACGCCTATAACCTGATTCGGTCGCGTTCGCTGGTAAAAGTGCTTCATGTATTCTGCAGAAATTGCGTTGTTAATTCCTTTGATCCAGTATTTAACGGGTCGATAATACTCATCAATAGCGATTCCGTGAAGAACCTGTTTTTCCGGCCTGTTCTGATCTTGGGTTATTTTCTGATCGTCCTTGGAAGTGTCTAGGATGTCCGGTTCAAGCATCTGATATGCTAGGTTGAGATAGGAACCCTTTCGAGCCGGAACACGATTAAAAAGTACAGTCCCGGAACTGATTATGGTTTCCAGCGCCTCTTTCCCCCACAAGGCAAAGTTCGACTGCCCGGTAGCGTCCAGTTCTTCAGAATGTCGCATCCATGCGTATTCAAGCTCGTCGTTGATACCCTTCTGTATTTCCCCATTCGATAGTTTCACCTGTGCCTGAACTATAGGACCTTCCCCCCATACGTTGTTCACTATGGTGCGGCGGATACCGCTGGCAATTCCGTTATTATCGATTTCACGCCGGGATCGGGCGATAATGGTACTCAACTGCTGCTTTATGTCGGTATATGGGATAGATGACGTTGTCGGCCAATCATCGCGTATCCGGTTAGTGTACCCGGCTGCGTAGTGATCACTTCTGCGGGAAAGTTCTTTCTGAATGATATCTCTGATGTTCATTGATCGGGACTGCGGGGCGGGTGCAACCGGTACGGATTTCCCCCAAATCTTCGCTATTTCGGCCAATGATCGTTTTACCCGGTCGATCATATCGTCGCCTTATCGGTGAAGGTAATTTTCATTACACCTGAATCGGCGGCGGAATTTACTTCACCCTGAACAAGATCCCTTAGTTTTATAAGGTCTGACAAATTTGGAAACTCGAACTCCTTATCGCCTATGACTACTTTTTTAGCCCCCGCCATTCTTGCAATAATTGCTGCCTCTATTTGCGCCAAATGTGCTGCAGTAAATGCCATAGACACCTTTCCGGGCAAAAAAAGAGGACCAATACACTGATGCGCCAGCGCATTGGTCCTCTTATTGCATATTTCGGGTAATTATTCCGAAACTTGCCCGATTATTTATTGTCGGTAAAATATACCGATTAATTACAATATAGCATATTTCAGATAAAAATCAATGTTTTTATTTTTGGATATAAAAAAGGCCGGTGGAGAACAGGCCTGAATGATACGGGAATGTTGCTGGATGTTGCTGGATGTTGCTCAATCTGCAAAAATAATACAAAAATACGAAAGACGAAGCCCGTAACTAGTTGATAGTTATTGGATTTTTTGGTTTTACCAAAATCGCATCATTGGACCATCTACAATTTCAAAATGTTGAAAAAATGTATCTTCTTTAATAATATTTGCCGTAGTTTTACTGTTAATATAAATCGACTCACCGCTTATCATCCATACCGAATATAGTAAGCCCTCAGCAAAATTTATCATCCCGTGATGGTCGGTAATGTTTTTTATGCATTTTACCCTCATTGCTTCCTCCTGAACCTCAAATAAATCTCATTTCCTCCCATCGGGACAGATTCATAGTGCTCCCATCCGTCGCGCATTTGATCACTGATTACTTTATTCTGCGCGTCTTTATCGGACACTGCAAGGACGAAGCCACGCACAAGTGTTTCAAGTTTTTCAGGTTCTTTTTTTTGTTCAGGTGGAATCGTCGGTGCTACCGGAATATTCGGTACTCCGTTATGGTTGCGCTTTGACATCGGTTTCCTCCTTAAAATTATTAAGTATTTTTCTCAACTTACGTTTGTATCGTTGGTCTTGTGGTTGTATGACATCTACTATTTCGACATCTTCAGCATTACAACCGAGTTGTTCAGCTATTTCTTCTAAAAATGCTCTACTTGACATTATCTTCCTCCTTTTATTGATGATATTATTTCTTTAATCCCTTCAATTAGTTCCATCTTACCAGCATTGTCCATTCCTTTATCATCAACTTCTATAGAAATTTCATACTCCAAAACCATTCCCATTCCAGGAACAAACTTATTGATTTCAACTTTAGCAGTCATCAATGCCTCCTTATAGCCGATAGCCACGGCTTTTTATATGGTTGAATGTTTCGTTGAAGTGGATTTATTGCCGGTATTTGCGGTTCTTTCTTCTGTTCTACTTGAGGTTGTTCTTTATTCCGGTCCCTGGTATTTTCCTCAATTCGCTTAATATAATCATCGGATACCAGCTTGTCCTCAAGCTCAAGGACAAGAGCGCAACCCTCTTGTAGGTTCTCGCTGTCGCGGTAATGGTCATTCGGAAGGCAAATAAAATCACGTTTCACCTGTCCGTGCTCGTCGATCTCTTCGGCGTAGTATTGGGAGAGCAGTTGCGATAAATACTCATCGGTAACATCGTCGGGAAGGTGCCATATCTTGCTCCCCATGCGCCCCTCAACCCGATCGGATAAAAGACGGGTTTGCCCGACATACAATTTAGGGTGAGACTTCCCGGATTCGCTTTTCATGATAATGGGCTTTTTATAATCAATAGCTGTCAATCCCACATAGGGGTGCAGCCATGTAATGTGATCGCAAAGGTAATCGACATACTCCGGTCTATGTCCCCCTCGGTCAATGAGTCCGAAAATGGTATGCATCCTGGTTCCGTTCTTTTTAAGCAATGGCTTTTCAAGGAACGGTCGAACAATCTCAAGAACCTCTTCTTTGTTCTTTGCGTCGCCATCCATTGGTGCCTCGATGAACTCGTGCCATAAAAGCCATGTTTCCATATTCTTTCCCCATCCGCGGCGGGTACAGAAGAAACCGTTGTCCTGTGTGTCGGCGGTGAAGGTCACAACGTGAACCCAGTCGGGTATAAAGGCGTCTGGACCGTACTGAAGATACCCGAACCGTTTTCCGGCAACGAACTCCATTGAACGCCTGCCAAGTTCGTTTTTAGGGAAGCGCCCCATATCTTCAGCAGTGTATGCCCTCATCCGCTTGGGATCTTTCAGAGCAGCAAAGAAGGCGGCAAGACATTCATAGAATTTCCAGTTATAGTCAAGAAGTCGGGACCAATTCACACATATTCTATCTTTTTTACTCCGGTCCTCTGTCTCTATTACCGTTCCATCGGGGAGTATTTTGTCGGCCTTCTGTTCAAAATCTTTGATTTCTATTTTAGGCGCAGCCCATATCGTATGTTCAAGCATATCCATCCGCGCCTCTTCAGGTATCTCTTTCCCGCAGTTTGGGCATTCGTATCTTACAGCTTTTTCCTTCATCCCTTTGACTCTCATAGGGTCTTTCCTCAATTTTGAATCCTTGGCGAGATTCTCACGAATATGGTAATCAGACCACTCAAAACCGATATGACACCACGGGCATAGAGCATGAGGAGCCATAAACAATGATCCTGGCTTGTAGCTTGCCTTGTATAATATATCCCCCACTTCCCACGGAGAAGATGAATATACCTTTCGATAATCGTTTGTTCCGGTATAATCCTTCTGCCGACCGTCGATAAGAGCATCGGGGTCAAAGCGTACCACCTGCCATTTTGCCACTTCATCACCCTGAAAGAACTGTGCCCCGTATTGAGCCAACTCGTTTCTATTCTGTGCACTTGCGGTATTCCAAATCGAGTTTTTTAGGATGATCATTTTTATGGTCAGGTCATCAGATTTACCGGTAAGGTGTTTTTTCATAACCGGAATCTCTGTGAGGGAAGGAATGATGCGAGTCTTGAAATTCGATTCTACAAGCTCTTTCGTCGGGTAGGCAACCATTCCCCCCATGTCGTAAACATCAATACAGTACGATCTCATTATGTCTGAAATCATTGTTTTTCCCATTCGGACCGGCGCAATAATGTGAATTACCCGCCAAGTACAAATCAGGTTTATAACCCACCGTTGCCACTGAATAGGATGAAATTTTCCTTTACGAGCATATACCTTTGTCAGAATCCAGTTATCTTCTGACCACTTATCGGCAAGGGGTTTATCCTTAAACCGTGCAGCGTTGCGAACGTGTTCCGGGATAGGAAAGTCGTAGGATATCGGGGGGAACTTATCAGGCATTGGTTTTTTCCGGCGCGTTGGCTATTTCATCCATAGCGTTTTTGAATAAATCGAATAATCTTTTTTCCGCAACGTCTCCTGAAATCATATGAAATTTCTGTTTGTGGTAAGCCGGGATCTTCTCGAAGAAATTGCGAAGCGTTACGAAAAGGGAAGAAATATACTGGTGATAGAGAGAGCGTTCGATATAATTTTCCTGAACTTTAAGTATCTTTTGGCCCTGAAGTTCAATATCTTTTCTCAACTTTTCAATCTCAAGTTCAGCCTTACTGTCGGAATTCTCTCCGCTCTTTTCCCGCCATTGAATCAATTTTACCAGATTAACGGTGCCGTCCTCATTGGAAACACCGGAATCTTGAGCCTTGTCTATCCACGTTTTTACCGCAGACTTTGAACGCCCGAAGAGGGTTGAAAGAAGCTTCGGGTCAACATAGCTGAGTTCGGATAGGTCGGTGATCATCGAAAACCATTAAGGTAAGCTATCCTGTTTTCGTCCGCCATCTCCCTTAAAACCTTCACACCGATATCGATTGCGATTGCAACTGCTCCCGATTGGCTTCCCTTCCTGGTGAGAGATTGAAGCATGTGAAGCCGGGCGTCGTATTCGGCGGGAAGATTGATATGATGCTTTTTTACCGGCACTTCGAACTCTGGTTCGCGCATTACCCCTCCTGCTCGATTGTTTTTGCATGGACAATGCCATTAACTCTGAATTTTTCATCGATGATCATTTCGCCGATATCAGAGATAGTGATTTGCTCTTCCCCGTTGAACAAGGTTTCGGGTCCGATGAGGGTGATTGAGACTGCTTTCATTTTCTGCATAATTTACCCCAATTTTAAGGTTTATACTGATAATATAATACCTTTTATTCCTTTTATCCTAATTATTTTTTTGCGGGAACATTTCGGGCTGGCCTGAC